CTATTGTTGCTTAGGCAACTTGGTTGGAAACAACCAGCTAACAGGTGGCGACACTTACGACGGCTGGCTTCTTACCAAAAAATGGATGAGGGACTTAGGCATAATGGGTTTGGCTATTGTGCTGTATCATTCCATGAAAAGCAACTCAGGATGTAGCGTTAAAATTCCTGAGCATTCGCCCTATAGTTAGGTATGTGTTAACATTACTCCAAAAGTTATCCGTATGCACACTTATTGAAAGTGAGGCACTTGTCGTAGAGGCATCGGCAATAATAATTTTGTTAGCGAGCATGAAACTGTAGGGTGGCTTTTCAAACATACAGTGAAGGTAGGGGTAGCAGAAGTCTACAAACTTACTGTTGGACTATGGAAGCTTCAAGAACTAGTGACTTTTGAAGACAACATAGATTAGAAGACAGTGGCTTCGCAAAACGGCTCGTGACATTGATAGGGCATAGTTTGGTGCTGCATGTCAGGCACTCCGTAGTGGCGACCAATAAGTCCACGCTTGCCCTACCCGAACATTACAGTAACAAAGGTTTGTTTGTTATACCTTTAACAGCCTCGTATCTTGCTGGGGTGTTACGGTAAGCAAGAGGGGTTTGGTCTTGCCCTCTCCGAAAAGGCCACTTACAGTAACACAGGTGTTGTTACCTGAATCAAGCCCAAGTCTTGCAGGGGCCTGTTACAATTTGCAAGAAGGGTCTGGCCTTGCCCTCTTCAAAAAAGGCTACTTACGGTCATCAAATTGACAAAGGAATGATAAAATTGCCCCGAAGAAAAGAATACAACAACAGTGGAAAGTCAGTCCTACTTCATGTAGGTATTGACAAAGAGAAAGAGTACATCCTAGATTGGATGAGAGATAATTTTGACAATGTGTCAGAAGCAATGTGGATTATTTTAGCAGACCACATAGAAAAGGTAGAAGAATCTAGAGCGAGCTATACTTTAACTAGTAAAGGTAAAAGAATAACAGCTCAAGATAAATTCTTTGCACTTGTTGAGAAATGGGGGTGATTGGGTGAACAAAGGCAATCCGTTAACAAAGGAAGAATGGAAGGTATGTCCAGAATGCAAAGAACCGCTTGCTAAATGGAGTACAATGGCAGAAGACAAGATGCATTGTAAGCATTGCTATGTTAAGCTTAAACACGGAGTATCTGACATCAACAACTGTTTTCAAGGGTCAGTTATTACGTTAGATTAATGAAGCGACACAAAGCAGGTCACATTGAACAAACAACACTTTGTGGATATAGATGTACAAAACAAGAATATAGGATTATGAAAAATAGACATATGAGTTTTGTAAACTGTAAAAAATGTTTGGAGTTGACTAAATGAGGTGGAGATTCGATTGCTTTGTTTGCGGAGAGCGTTGGGAAGAAGAACACAGTCATTTAGAAAAATATCATTTTATGTTTAGCGATGATAACAAGAAAGAAGGCAGACCTGTAGTAGATTGTTACAAATGCAAAATGGAATCTATCTATACACCGATAGTAGGAGATATGGTTGGAAATCGTTCTTGAAATAATTACAGGATTTCTAATGGCTGTTTTGATTACGATGATTGCTTGGGCAATATACTCACTTGTGACTCTGAAAAGGCTGTAATTATATATGCTTTCGGAATCTAATTTAGCTCTAGAAAAAGCAGGCCTAAGCACAAAACATAGGGTAAAAGCTTATATATGCTTACCAAACTAATATGGTATGAGCAAACAGAACTCAACAACCGAATCCGCATTAATGAAAGAAAGTGAACTTCAATTACCAAGTTCATTGTATAACGAAAACGTAGTAAGCTGTCCAGAATGCAACTGCTTATGTATTCTAAGGCCATCTCTAAACGAATACCAAGACATCAAATATGCTTTCTGTACTAATTTGTCTAACTGCCGTGCAGGTGGTCACTTATGGGAGTGCAGAAAAGAAGCTTAGGTGAATAAATGGGTAAGACAACAGTAATCACATTTATACCAGATGACAAAGCATTTGCAAAAGCTTATGCTGAATTTATCAAACGCAAAAAAGAGAGAGGTGAAGAATGC